TCCAATCAGTTGGGTCATTAAAACCTGCACTCATGCCTGTAATGGATTTAGTTAACGAAGTTCTAAACTTCGTAGGATCAAATGCTTTTGATGCCATGTTTATCTCCTATCTAAAAAGCAAATGGGGGATTGCTCCCCCACTAATTATTACTGTCCTTGACGTGCTCTAATCATTGCTAGAATGTCTTGAGCGTTGCCACCTTCTGCAGGAGCCGCTTCAGCCGCAGGTGCTGCTACTGGTGCTTCTTCTGCTACTGGAGCTGCTGGTGCAGCCTCAGGTGCTGGTGCCGCTGCTGGTGCAGGAGTACTTGCTGCCGGTGTTGCTACCGGGTCGCCTGTACGCTGTGCCATACCTGCTGGACGGAAGTAGTTACCCCAACGATCCATATCAAATGCTTCACCGTCTACTGACGCTTCAAACATTTCTTGCATGACCTTAAGTTCTACTTCACCTGGCTTCTTAGGTAGGAAGTCTGCTAGATTAAACAAACCATGTGTGTTAACTGCCTGCATCTCTGCATCGTTTAATGGACGCTCTCTACGTGCCCAATTAGATGTAGAATAATCTGCATATCCGCCTTTTGAAGTTTTGTTAAGACGGAAGTCAACACCAGCAGTATAATCTGTTGGCAACTCTTCCATATCTGGATCCATAAGCGCCTGCTTAATGATCTGGAAGATTTGTGGACCAATGATAAATCTACGGATTGGATTCTCCGGAGTCTCATCGTCACTTAGTGGGTTATCCACAACAAAGCCTTGGAAGATATATGAACGCTTTTTCCAATACTTACGACCCATATCTTCTAGACTTGGATCTTTAAACCAACCGCGCACTTCGTTAAGAATGTTACACTGCTCGCCATACATTTCCATACATGGAATCTGTACTTGTACTGGACGTGAATCAGTTTGACCTTTGACGCCTGCAAATGGTAGTTTAATTACCAAACGCTCTTGCCAAAAGAAAGTGTTGTCTGCATTGCCATCAGGAAGGAAACGTAGCGTTGCGCTATCGCCTTCTTTAATATTCCAAAATGGGTAAATGCTGTTATCACCACCGCCTGACTGACGGTTGCCTGAAGCGCCTGCTTCTTGTTCTTTGAGCTTTGCTCGGATTTCTGCTAATGATGCCATAGTTGTGCCTCCTATAATGTTATGCCTATGTGCTTGTGCCTATTTGTGCAGCACAGTGTTAATAATACACTCTACTGTACAGCATGTCAAGTCTTTTCTTAAAAAAACTTGCAAAAAATCAATGGACTACATGTCCAAAAGTATTTAGCCAATCTATTATAGACCGGCCAATCTCATGATATCGTTTTCTTCTTGTGATGCAACTGTTACTTGCTCACGTTCTTTAAATGTTTTGTATGTTTCTTGAATACGTCCAATAAAGTCTTTTGCAGGAGTAATATACTTTTCACCGTAGTCTTTTTCTACGCCAGTTAATACTGCTGTTTCGCCTTTTGGAAACTGTCCTGTTTCTCTATCAAACATTGAAAGGATATATTCTGTTACAGGAATCTGTGCGGGCTCTTCAAATGCCATTTCTGACTCGTCTACTGGTACACAGTTAGGAACTTCTTTTCCGTCCTTTTTCTTCATACCAATCTGTTTATAACCTTTCCAACAAGGATCGTCATCTTCTGCTACAGCACTATCTGCAAACTGACCCATTAAAGAATCAATTGCACTTTCAATCGAATCTTCGTCAACTGTTCCTGAACGTGTTGTCCAACCTGAATTTAGTTCGTCACCAATACGTTGTACTTCTACATCCATGTCGCCTGTTTCTAGTTCGTTTTTACGAATCTCGTTATACAAACAAACTCTTGCGTCATTTAAACAACCTTGTTCAATACTTCTAATTTTGCCGTCATCATATCCGTTAGATGCAAGTACTCTTTTTAGTAATTCAGCATCATCTAGTTCTTTTTGATATGCAGCATTGTTTCTATCTTGAATGCCTTTAACTTTATCTTTAATCCAATCAATTGGACCTTCTTCTAAATCTTCTGGACCTAATTCTTTTGCTTTTGATGCTTCACTTACTAGTTTGTAAATGTAAGGAAATACGTCTTTAAGTTCTTCATTAAACTGACGAATAGTAAGTTGATCAATCCAGTTCTCAGCAACGTCTTCTGGAACTTCTTCAATAACAGGGGCTTCGAAGCTCTCGACAGTTTGTTTGTAATATGATTCTCTTTGCAATGATTCTAATGTCTTTTTAACTGTAGCAATACGCTCTTTAACTACATCCATATATTCGCTTAGGCTTTCTGCCATTACTGCTGAACGACCCATGTAGTTTTTAAACTTACGTAGTTTTGACATTTCTTCAGACATGCTAACAATATGCTTGCCAAAGTCATCAAATGGTTTGCCGCCTTCGCTTACATGACGTGCCATTGCTCTAGCACCAGTTAGATGTTTGTATGGATATTTGAATCTTTCACCTTCTGAACTTTCAACATAGATAGCACCAATTTTTTGTGTGCGTCCTGTTGCTAATTCTTGATTAACACTTTCAGTGTGTCTAATGTTAAGTCTAGCAGTACCAATGTCTTGATAACTTACTCTGCTAGTGCCGTATAATTTTGATTCACTCATCATTGCATCTCCGCCCTGTTGTTGCGCTAGGAATTTATAATCTCTCTTATTTAAATTTGACTTTGTAATATCTCTAGTGTCGAACGAAAGCAATCTTTTTTTAGCAAACGTTCTTAGTTCTCTTAAAAAGTCAAACCATCTTGATTTTGTTGTACTGTCTTGATCTTCAACAAAGTTATTATGATACATTACAGCAAGAGCATTTTCGTCAATACTAATACTTACTTTACCTAAGTTTTTATCACCTTCTTTAAAATCAAAATCAAAGAAGCGAGCTGCTAACGGGTCGTTAATAACTTTACCTTCACCGTCGCCAATAGTAACGCTAGGAAAGCGTCCACGAATTTTATTAAATAGATCTTCTGCTATGTTGTCAAGACTTTTCATACTAGTATTTATCAATAGTTGCTGCTAATGAAGATCGGCATTGGTGGTTCATAGTCTTCATCTTGTTCTGCTTGATTAAACGTATTATACACTCTAGGATCCCAATCTTTTAGTACTTCCATCATTCTTATTGCAAGAATGCTGGCCATAATTAAATCATCTGTTGCTCCACTTTTTGCTTGATACGAGCTACCTGTTGCTACAAATGTTTTTAGTTCGCTTACTAAGGGTTTACTCTTAATAGTCATTTTGTCGTTTTCAATCATAGTTTTTAAACGACTACAGGCTGTAATTTTAGTGCTATGTGTAGTATTAAATCCTTTACGGAATTTTCTTACGTGTCCTTTTCTAATAGGTTCAGACACAAAAAGTCCAGGAATATTTTCTTCCCCAAAATCGTTTATAACGATTAGGCATGCTTCTCCAATGCCGTTGTTCTCTACACTCCAATACACATTATTTGGTGACTTAGTTTGATCTGCTATGTATTTGCATATATCAGATAAAATTCTCACCTGTCCCGGTATGCCTGTTTGATTGTGTTGCCATTCTGCTACCTGTTCGTATGTAGGTAATTCGTAAACCTGAATAGCAGCATAGTCACCACCTGTACCCATACTAGGGTCAAGTGCTACAGCATATGTATACTGACTGGTTGGCTTTTTATACCAACGTGTTTGTCCCATATTAAGTAACGGAGTAACACCTTCCATGCCAGCAAGTTTAATTGAGTTAATTAGTGTTTCATCAAATACTAAGAACTCACAGCCGTATTCACGACGGAACTTTTCTTCGCCAATACGCCCAATCTCTGCTTCTTTCCACTCTTCATCGCGATCTGGATGTTCTTGCCATTCTGCTCTAAATGCATGGAAACCGTTTATACCTACTTCTTGTTCGTTGCCGTGTTCGTCAAACTTTTGCTCTGCTTGTTTCCAAATAGTAGCAAATGTGTCTTCGTCTGAGTTTGGTGTTGATGTAATAATAGCACGACCACCTGTTGCTAGTGTAGGTGAAATAGAAGTCCAAAATTCTTCTGCAATGTTGGGCATAACAAACGCAAACTCGTCACAGTATAGTAGTGAGATAGACATACCACGTCCTGTGTTGCCTGTTGTTGTTTGACTTACAATCCTTGAACCATTCTCAAACTCTATGCTACCTTTGTTATAACTAGTAACACCTGCTCTAATATGATCTGGACAAGTT